ACACAGTGTCAACGCACATAGTGTCAGCATGGTATCTGTGCTTGGTCTGCCTTTACCCCGTTGTCTGGCTGGCGCGTTACCCCCGCTGACTCCTTACCTTCCAGCACTCGCCCAGAGATACAAGGCCAAGCGTTGTCCTCGCTCTGCTCGGAGCCTTGTATATCTGGTCTTGCCGTGCTGGTGGCGGGCGGATTCATACGCGGGGGATAACCCCCTGCACCATCAAACGGAGATAAAAATGACAGTAGAAAAAGCACAGATTGAAACCATGCTAACAGCTATGTACGGTTCACTGAATAAATCACTAACCAAAAACTATCCTGCAAAGATGTACCTCGGTAGCATGATCAACCAGTCTATCTGGATGAAGAATAATAAAGCTAACGATGCCGCTGAGAAGATTGAACGCATCCGTTCCATGACATCAGATGTTATCGCCAACGAAAGCGCAGAAGATGGTCGAGTAGTTCACATGCCATCTGGAACAGCCGCAGTAGGTTCCCGAAACTTCAGCCAGCACAGTGTAGACCAGCTTATGGCATACGCCGAGCGCGATGAACAAGAATCTGAAATACACGCCGACAATGAGAAAGCATTACGCGGTATATATCAGTCAATCTTCAAAGAGGCATATCAGTCCAAGCAAGAGAGACAGGCGGCGTCAATGCCATCATCCGATGTCAACAAGTGGTTAGCCAAACGAGCTAGCTAACACATAACAGTTTCCTCCCGAAAGAGGGGCAGGCTTCGATAGCCTGTCCCTTTTTTTATGGGCAAGCAGATGGCCCCGCAATCCCTAGCTAATGAAGGGGTTATCTGCGTGCATGTATAGCGAGCATGTGCCTGTTGAATTGTATGAAATGTTAAATAATACTGCAAAAATGCATGCAATACACTTGATACTACTGCATTAATGCACTATATTAAAAGTAACACCAACGTAAACAAGGAAAAATCAAATGCGTAAAATTGTAGAAGATGCCTTTAAATGTGATGAACTGATTTATCAATTCACACGGATTGATGTGGAAGATGGCTATCTAAAAACAGGTAGCATCGAAGAGGTAAATGAAACCTATTCCGATGATTACATAATCGGTGAAGCCGAGAACAGATTGGCTATTTCAAGTTCAAACTGCGTCAGCAAATGCCCAGCAGATATGACAGCAGAAGAGCGCACTCACTGGAAAGAGTGGGGACAGCTAGACGATTTCATTATCAAATATAAGTGGGGGGCAAAATAATGCGCGCTTCAGATTACGATGCAATCAATCAAAAGATTATCGACCAGCTGAATAATGGCGTTCGTCCATGGGTCAAATCACATAACAGCGCTGGCGGAGGGATGCCCCTCCGCGCATGCGGCACGCCATACAGGGGCATGAATACCATCATGCTATGGATGGCTGATTATGATAACCCGTATTGGCTGACGTTCAATAAAATCAAATCGCTTGGCGGTTCTGTTAAAGGTGAGAAATCACCAGCCAAAGTTATCTATGCCTCGCAAGTAAACAAAGAACGCGAGGATGGTAGCAAAGAAAGCTTTGGGTTTCGCAAGCTTACCTCAGTATTCAATGCATCACAGGTAAAAGGATTGCCTGACCATTATTACACCAAGGAAAATATCTTTGCGAATGCTGATGAAAGAGCATCCGAAATAGATGCTTGGGTTGCACATACTGGCGCCCACATTGGCACCAAAGATGGCACGCCTTGTTATGTGCCAGCCATTGATAAAATCTACATGCCAGATTGGCAAGATTGGAAAGATGCAAACGCATATTACTCTACCTTGTTCCATGAGTTGGCGCATTGGACTGGTTCAAGCAAACGCCTTGATAGATTGGATATGAAAAACCGCAAGGGGTATGCGTTCGAAGAATTGGTAGCAGAAATTTCTGCCGCCTACCTGATGGCTCATCTCGGCCTGTCTATGACAGTACGAGATGACCATAGCGAATATATTGGCGCTTGGTTATCAGCATTAGATCATGACCACAAATATATATTCGATGCCGCAAGCGCGGCGCAAAAGGCTGTCGATTATCTCTTTGAGATAGTCGCAGTCTCCGAAAACACCAACGTAAAAACAGCATAGAAGGTAAGCAAATCATGCTCAATTTAGCACAGAATAATGTAACATCTCAGATCCTCCAGCGTATTGAAGAGCGTCTGACCCGCATCGAAACAAAGTTACACTGCCTTGACGGTGTAACTGTTGCCCCCAAAGGGCAAGATAATCAGCCGCGTACTAGGCTGGTTATCAATGCTGGCAAAGTAGAAGTTGCGCCAGAACCAGCACAGCTATCAAAGACTGGCTATGACCGTATCGCAAAGATATGGGATTTCTTTGGCAAAGATAGCTGGTTTAATACTGACACAGCCTCGCAAGTTTTAGATTTAACCAGCAAAGATATTCGCAACCTCCTCTATCTAACCCGCAACACTGATGGCTGGGAGGTTATCGACAAAGATATGCCAAACACCAAGCAGAAGCTTTATAAGATTGCGAGGGTATCAGCATGAACACGCAACTCATAAAAGAATTTTCCAAACTGCCACAGGTAACAACAACAATAGATGTTGTCCTGTTGGGCGAAATGCTAGGCCGCAATCTATGGCCTAGCGAATATGCCCAGGTGTTGGACGTTATCTTTGATGGTAATGACACCGCCAAAGCTACCGCAAAAGCGGCGGCGGATGTCATTTGCGAGCGCAAGCTTAATGAAATGGAGGAAGAGTATGAACATTCCCGCGCTTTCTCTGCCTAAATCTATGTCGTATAAAGATGCGTTTGAACTAGTGTATCAGACTGTTGAGTTAGATGCCCAGCGTTCAGAGCGTGACGCAAAATATTTCGAAGATGAAATAGATAACGACCCTGATTTTTCAGCATCGCATGCCGCAAAAACAAGTAGGCTGAAAGCTTCTAAATTAAGAGAAGCGTTTGCCGTACTCGCTCGCGGATACTAATCTTAATCGTGCAGGTTTCTAATGACCTGCACGACCAACCCTTTTATTTCTAAATCTTTAGCGGCATACACAACACTATCAGAAATGAATTTGTTCTTCTCTGATGTTGCACGCAACACTAAAAATCTATCATCATGTATAGCAACAACAGTATCACCAGCCTCATAAGCTTTATGATTTCGTTTTACTACCAAGATATCATCAACAGACATTTGAAAATCTGGCCAACCTATACCTAATTTGTAAGCCTCGACCTCACCTTTAACGCCCCACACAGATATAACCCCTAATCTATTACGCTCAGTATCATAGAGCGCTACAGCATTCACTTCCCCCTGCTGTATAACTTGATGTGTAAAGCTTGGTGCCGACCCTGCAACCAACGCAAGCTTTGCTATAGTTCTCGCAGATGGGCAGTGTGCCGCATCTTTTAAAAAGCGAGTGATGTTAGTCGGCGATGTCCCCGCTAACGAAGCCCAGCGATTAGCTGACCAACCGTTTTTGTCCATAACTTGGCGCATCCATACCCTGATGCCCCGCACTTCTACGGATTCCATTTGAACATATCCCTGCAAAATTTGGTGGTGATAATGTGCCACATGATGAACGTTTCCTGTGCATTCTTATACTGAATGCACGCTGACTAGCCCTCACTTGAGGTCGGAACACAGATGGCGGAGCATGTGGAATATTCTCCCAGTGCCCTGTGCATGTAGAAAGTTTCATATCTTACTCCGGAAAAAAAATCATGCAGTTTTTTTGCACAAACATTTTGTGCGTTTATTGATGTTACTGCATTATTGCATTATATGCAAATGATGAAAAGTTATCTTGAACAATTGAATTTAATCTGCGCCCCAACAGGAATAAACTTGCTTACGTTTTTCAAGCAAGCTGGCGTGCCTACCTCAACCTATTACCGCGCCAAAGCAGGGAAGGATTTGCGCTTATCAACAGCAAGGAAAGTTGAAAGTGCGATCACATCTTACACACTACACAAATCCAAAACCCAATACGAGTAGTTGGCAACAGCTAATCGAAAGCCTCGCCCTACTGAGAAAGAATAAGGGCTATTCACAAGAGGAGTTAGCGCATCGCATTGGATGCCACTCCTCTCTTATCCACAAATGGGAGCAAGCCAAGCGCGTACCCAGCGGGTTTATGTTTGCTTGTTGGTTAGATGCATTGGACGCGCAAATCAAAATCGAAATCGAAAGCCAAGCAGAATAATCTTGGTAAAGCTGCAACCTGCGAGAAATGTAAAACCAGCACACTCTGGTACACAGTCCTCGCCAACAAAGCAATCTACTGTTTAGATTGCATGGAGTATTATGGATGGCAACATCTCAGCGCAGTAAGGGAAGCTACCATGAAAGATGGTGGTGCGAATTCTTCAAAAAGAAAGGTCTCCAAGCGGAAAGGCAACCGCTATCTGGACAGTTGGGAGGCGAATTTGCTGGTGACATCAAACTCGAAACCAAGTTCGGACGATTGGTAGCAGAGAGTAAATACCAAGCAGAAGGGCGAGGGTTTTCTTTCTTAACTAAAACCCATAAAGAACAGCCAGCTGATATCTATCTGCTTAAGCAGAAAGGCAAGCCACATTTTATTTGTATTGAGGTGAGCAACCCATTGGTTGAGAAGTTAATTCGCTGGCTGGGCGGGGAGGAGTAAGCCCAGCCAGCGTATCATACCGCGCATGCAGGAGGTTTGCGCAATCATATACTGCATTAATGCATTGTGTACGTCAACCCTCCTATGTTATACTGCAAATATGCAACAGGAGGATTGATGTTTCATCACATCGCATGGGCTATGAAAGCCGAAACGCCAGACGCATTAACCCGCTGGCTATTGGTAGTGTTAGCCGACCATACAAATGAAGATGGCAAGTGCTGGCCTTCACAAGCAACGCTTGCTAGGCGCACAGGTATGGGGCGGTCAACAGTAAATCGCAAGCTAGAAATGTTAGAAGAGGCTGGTCTTATCAGCCGTGTATCTGGCAACCAAACACGCTCGACAGTCTACTATCTGCTAGTACCAGAGAGAGACAACCTAGTACCAGAGCGAGACAAGGTAGTACCAGAGCGAGACACTAAACTACCATTAAACAATAATACTCTCACAGAAGAATGGGAGCCATCAGAAAAGCTAGTGAACGATATCAATTTGATTGCACATAAATCTAATCAGGAGATAGATCATGTCATTGAAACAGCTAAGTTCATTGCATACCATCAAAGCAACGGACGCAAAATCAAAAATACCACAGCCGCCTACAAACGATGGTGCCTTAACACTATCACCTTCGCAAAAAGAGATGGCGCTCGCCAAACTTCAGGACGACAATCGTTCTCATCAAAGGACGAACATGGTAGAAGATGGCGTAGCTTCATTAGTTCCGCTGGAAATAAAAATCAGTAAAGATTTCGAACTGGTTCGCTACAACATTCCAGCAGACACACCGCTGGATAAGTTAGAAGCCGCCATGCGTAGGGTTGAGGCATCACTCATTCCTCTGCCGCAAGAAGAAATAGAACAGCGCCTGACTGTACTGGCTATGCTTGTCACCATCCCTAAAGATTTCGATGATGAAATTCTGGCCCTCAAGCGCAGAATTTTAGCAGAGAAACTACAGCAATGGCCCGCTGATATAGTGCTAGAAGCATTTGATAGCGTAGAAAAGAGCTGCAAATTCTGGCCTACACTTGCAGAGTTTGCACAGCATTGCGATTGGAAGCTACGACCTCGCAAACTTTTGCGTGAAGAACTGCAAAAACGCATTGATTACCGCTAATTGTTATGGTACTGTTGCATAAGTGCAGTATTTATGAGGAGTAAATCGCATGGAACGTAAAGGTTTTATCGGAGGTTCAGACCTCTACAGTATTATGCGCGGTGATTGGCACGACCTCTGGCTGGTCAAGACAGGGCGCAAAGAGCCAGATGATTTGTCAGGCCAGTTTAATGTACAGCTGGGCAATGAAACAGAATCTTTCAATATGACCTGGCTTAACCAGCAAACAGGTTGGTGCAGATACTTTGCTGAAGTAACCCGTAAGAACATTGCCGATGTACC